GCTAACATTCTTAACTCTAGTCCACTAGCATCTATACCTACAAGTTTATATCCCTCTGGTACAGTCCAACAAGCACGACACTCTTTACCATAAGGACTACCTAAGTTTGGAACTTGAGCCATGTTAGGATTTCTATGGGTCATTCTACCTGTAATAGTTCCATTAGGTATAACTCTACCATGAACTCTGTCATCTTTTAATTCATCAATCCAAGATGAGACCTGTGCTATTCTTTTCTGATACAATAAATAATCAGCTATTAGTTTAGCCTCTTTGATATGAGTAATCTTTTTAAGTGTTCCTTCATCTACAATAGGTTGTCCAGTAGGAGTAAACTTTTCTGGTTGCCAACCAAAGTCTATAAGATACTCTCCTATTTGTTTACGACTGCCTAAATTAAAGTCAACTAACTTTCTACGCATAAAAGGTTCTCTATTACCAGAGATAAGAATATTTTCATACTCATCATCTGTAAGTCCTCTTTTACTTAACTCTCCATTCTTATTAGTGTAGGGCAATACCATTTTATCTTCTACCCATTTAGGCTTAAATGTTTTCTGTACTTCATCTTCTACATCTGCTTTGTTTTGACTAAGTTGAGCAAGTAAAGTCATGGCTTGTTTACTATCAAAATAAAACCCTGTCTTTTCTTGTTCTCTTATAATTGATGCAGTCTTTTGTTCTAAATCAAATGATTGTTTACTAAAGCCTATACCTTCATCTAATAAATATTTATATACAGCTTCATTTAATATTACATCTTGCTCACAATAATTTAACATAGCCGGAGTATAACTTTCAAACTCTGGTTGTTCTTGTTTAGGTATTCCTAATCTATATCCCCAAGTCTTTAGGCTATGTCCATTCTCTCTGACTGGATTGTAAAGTCTTGACATAACTAAAGTATCTATAATCTTTCCTTTGTATTTAAAGTTATAAAGATTACCAAGAACCGGCAAGTCAAATCCTATGATGTTATGTCCTATCAAAGTGTCTGCATCTTGTAATAGTTTTATACCATCTTCTATTTCATCTGGTGTAAATCTGTAAGACTTACCATCTAATTCTTTTGCTACAATACACCAAACTTTTGTAGCATCTAAGTCATCAGTTTCTATATCAAAAATCAGCTTCATTGTCAAATGTTTCCTCCCCTGTTACTTCATGTAATCTACCAGTATCAATATTATATCTTAAACTACAAGCCATCCCAGTATCGCCTGTATATCTTGACTTCAATACTCTTACTTTAGTTATGTTAGCTTCATCTGGATTCTCTGCTTGTTGATTTCTTTCTAATGCTATAACACAATCAGACAACTGTGCTATACCTTGTGAACCCTTGAGATGAGATAGAGATACCTGTATGCCTTTCTCGTGTCCTCTATCGCCAGATGCCCTACGCAAATGCGATACCAGTATCATACCCACACCAGTTTCCTCTACCAGACTACGAAGTCTATTCATTAGCATGTCGATACCTCTTCTCTCATCTCCCTCTGTCAACACATTTACAAGCATGTGTAAGTGGTCAACCACCACCCAGTCACATTGACAACCAACAATGATATATCTTAACTTAGAAAATATCTCATCAATATCTGTTGCTCCTAAATGTGCATGAATATAAACTCTCCCCTCTTCTATTGCATTATCAAATAAAGTATTTAGTTCTTCATCTGTATACTTAGCTCGTTTCTCTGATAAATATATTCTATCATTAGCTTCGATAGATACAATACCATCTGCAGTTCTCAACCAATTTTCTTCTAGTGCTATGATACCTACATTATCTTTTGTATTCTTTATAAGATGATGTTCAAGTTCTCTAGTCACACTAGACTTACCAAGTCCTGTACCACCTGTAAGGGTAACAAGTTCTCCTTTACGCATACCATATAACTTCCTGTTTAAACCTTCCCAAGGATATGCAATACTTTCTTTCTCTTCTCTGTTTAACCATTCATCTTTCTTACTAGCTAACTCCATGATACCAGATGGTGTATAGGTCTTAGCCTCCCACCATGCAGTAGAAAACTCTTGGAACTTTTTCTTAGCTAACATCTCGTTAGCATCTTTATATCCGTTAGGTAAATTTATTATCTTAGCTTTACTTGGCTTAAGTATTCTAGCTACTTGTCTTGCAGATTCAATACCGGCTTTGTCATTATCGAAACAAAGAACGACATTATCAAATGATTCTACAAACTCAATGCTCTCTCGTATATCTTTAACAGCAGATGAAGCCCCTCGTTTGATTGATACAACACTAGACTTACCTTGCATCAATTCATAGACTGCCATTGCATCACACTCTCCCTCTGTAATAGTTAAATACTTACCACCTTTGTTACGATACAGTTGCTCTCCAAACAATCCTGTACCTTCAAAAGTTCCATTACAAGAAAAGTTTTTATTGTCAACATACCTAGTCTTGGTTGCAACTATCTCACTTCCATTGTGAAAAGGATAGATGTGTTGTTTGATTTGTCCGTTGTGGTCTTTAACTACCTTGACTCCAAACTTTCTAGCTGTCTTCTCAGATATGTTTCTATCTGTTAAAGGTGCATAGATACCAGTATAAGAATTTAGGAAAGATGTTTCTGGTTGTTTCATTTCTAATATATTATCATCCTGTTTAAACGCACTCGCATTATCATAGTCTGGAAAAAATGTATTACAGCTAAAGCATTTAGCAGAGCCATTGTCATTAAGTGAAACAGCATCACTACTATCACACTTAGGACATGGTAGTTTGTGTTTAATAAATTTTGTATTCATATTCTATCTCCTGTAAAAAATTGTGGCTAGTGCATGGTGGTGGTAGTTCTTATTTACTTTCATCTGTAACCTACTTTTGTATAGGACTCAACTGTCAATATACGCAAGGCTTTTACAACAGCTCACTCCTAGCCACTTGCTAGTTTTTTATTAGAGACTTTGAAACTAGCAAAACAGTTGCCTCGCAATGCTGTGTTTTGTTATTTATCGACATTGAAACACCCTCGCACATGAGGAAAAATCAGTCTAGTATATTACGATACCTCGTTTAAAGAATCATCTTCTGTTGAAGTTTCTTCTTCTTCTGTTGGTGTTTCCACCACAGCTTCTGGACAATCAGCTAGTAATGTTTCAAGATTACCTTGATGTCCTTGTGTAGCAAAGTTTAGTGCTTCAACTAAAGTATTTAATGTTCCCATTTTATTTATGCTAACACTAGCATTCATTCTGGAATCACTATTCTCTATCTTTGAAACATCATAAACTGTTTCGCCACTATCATTCTTGATGGTAATAATCATTATTAAAACTCCTCGTTATCATCAAAAAATTCTGACCCATCTTCAGCTTTGTATTCAACAAGCTCAACGACTTGTACACCTTGTAGGTCAAGACTCTTACCTGACTTACCAGCATACTCCCATTCGTATTCACTACATTGAACTCTAACTTTAGAGCCATTCCCTACAGCAACATTGATGTCTTGCTTATTGGAATCAAGTAATCTGGGTGCATTCCTAACCATACCATTAGGACCATTAACCTTTCTCTTGATAACCAAAGCCGGACCTTCATCCATTTGCTTTATTGTATGCCCACGACTTGCAAAGTCATCAGCAACACCCTGTTCCACTACTAAGTTAATAGTGTATACAGGTTCAAAAGTGGTATTAGGTGTCTTGATAGATGCCCAATACCCCGTTCCTTCTACTATCATATATACCTCCTATGATTTAGTTAAGAAGTTGTTAAAATAAATGAGAGTTGTGAGCCGACTACTCTCAGAGTCGTGGTCAGAACCAAACCTACTAACACATGGAGATAGAGGGCTTGTTCGGTTACTCAAGATATTTTTATGTGCATAGTCTACCATACTATTGTTACAATATGATGACATTTGTGTGACAATATTGTGACAATTTTCATGCTGTTTAAACATCCAATATCTCATCTAGCCCCTCTAAACTTACATCATCTAGTATCTCTACTATAAATTTATCGCCTTGATACTCAACAGTATGAGCAATATCTATGTCTGCTTTTTGTTTTATAATTACCAGACTCTCCGTAAAGTGTCTGTACTCTTCTTTATTCATTGTTGCTTTCATCTTATGCTTCCTTATCTAAATCCCACTTAACAATATTATCATCTCTGCTAAATAGTTTTTGTTTCTTTTGTTCACTTTTAAATATCAAGAACCACTTATCGCCATTCCTTTCTGCATCTTTAAATACTGCATTGGTAAATATAACTGGTATCAATACAGTTAGATGAACTACAATGCTTGTAACAGTATCGTAGCCATACCAACCTAGATAATATGTAGCTATGAATCCAAAAAATACTGACCACATTGTAAACAATACTAACATAAAGTATGCTTGTATTGATGGCTCGTTAATATTTTTTAGTGGATTATATTTTACATTCATAATCACATTCCAAGATTCTGATACCCAATAAAAAAATTTCTTAATCATTAGTTACTACCTTTAATATATTTAAACCCATCTCTTTCTAAGTTTAACAAATCAGTTAATCTATATTTTATTCTTTCTAAATTATCTATGTCTGACATATACATATCATTCATTTCTTTTATGTTATCTAACATCATGTCAATATCTCTTACATTTTTAATCCAATCATGTAAATCTATTGGTGTTAATTCTATTGTTGTTTTAGTTTTTAAATGTTTTACTTTCATCTTCCTTGTCCTCTATATTTTTTATATGAACGCTTTTTGTTTTTGTTCATGTGTTTGGTTGATATTTTAATAGTCCTAGAACGCCCTCCTATGCCCTGTGATGTAGACTTTTTAACATGGTCTATACTTTGTATTACTTTGGTTCTTAAAGCCATTCTAACCCTTCCCTCGGAATATATACATCAAAGCTAACAACACCTTCTTACTTAAATGTTGTAAGTGTTTTGGTATAGGTACTCCGTTTACTTCTTTAGTCTTTGTCATCTGACATCTCCTCTGCATAAAAAATTTCTTTTTGTTCTATCATGTGATTAATTATCTCAATTAATAATTTGTCGTAATCATCTACATGATACTTTTCTAGTAGTTCATAAATCATTGCATCTCCAGTAGCAAACCTTTAGTCGTTAAGTGTGCTACCTCCTCCATAATACATTGATAGATAAAGCCTTCTTTACTATCCTCTCCTTCATAGTTCTTTAGATGTTCCGTGACTTTTGTCACTAACATATCCAGACTACTGTCTGAAAGCAATCGTAAGAACTCAAAGTCTCTTACAGCTACCTCTTGTACTCTTCCATATAAAGTCATTCTACCTCCTCTTCTTCCATTAATTGACAATGCCTTATCATAGCATTAATTCCATAACATATACCTTCATATTCTGATTCAGAATGACTATCATTTACCCATTCTAAGTTATCTTCTTTAATAATTTTACCAATATTTATAAGTTCTTTTATTGTTATCATTCTACTTATACTCCTAACTCCCATGCTCTTTGTTCTGCAATCTGATACAGTATTTCATCTCTATCATCATCTGCATGAAGTCCAAGCCTTGTTTCGTAAGTAAAGATTTCTGATTCTAACAATCCGTTCTTGTCATCTTCTCTTACTTGTTCCATAATCTTTTCAAATGCTAAGTCGTTATAATGATTAGTCATCTGACACCTCCTTTGTAGCACTATAAAATACTGTACTAGATGATTGAAGTACAGTCTTTTTAGTATAGCTTAAACAATC